GATCGAGATCTCAAAGGGGTACAAGGTCATGGGGTTACCATCCGATCGCAAGCCAGTTGATGCGGTGAATCCTGTTGGCGTTGCCCGCGCGGCCCAGGATGAGGTTGCCCAGCGGGGAGACGGAGCCGGTGGCGGAGGCCGGCTGGCTCTTCATGGCATAGACCCAGTCGGTGCGGGTGCCGCCGCCGGAGGGCCCGAAGACTGTACCGCCGGCGGATTCGAACTGCGCGGAGCCGCCGTGGGCCCAGTCATCCCCGCCGACCCCCATGACGAAGAGGAGGCCGTTGGGGAACGGCTTGGGCCAGGTGATCCGGGCGTAGGAGCTGTTGTCGGTGTACTGCACGGTGGTGCCGGCCTGGATCAGGAAGAGTGTGCCGGCGGGTGGGATGCCCCCGGCCAGGGTCGAGCCGACGCCGAAGAGCGGGATGTAGCCGGACTGGGAAACCTTGGTCCAGGCGACGGTGTCGCCCGTGCCGACGGAAGACTTCCAGACCGCGTCGTTGATCGCCAGCTCGGCGCCCGCGTTCGTCAGGTAGGTCAGGACCAGTTCGTCCTTGGCAAAGAGGCCGCCGTTGCCGGCCCAGATCCTCAGGTCCACGATCTCGGCGGGCTGGGATGCCCCGGCGACGATCTTCACCAGCGCGAGCGGCTGGTCATCCGTCGTGCCGGGGTTGGTCAGCCGTCCGGAGGGGATCGCCTTGGTGGCGTTGCCGTTGATCTTGACCAGCGTGGTGGAGTTGGTGGACCAGTCGCGCCGCCAGGCGACGAGGTCCCAGCGGTAGCCGGAGGTGCAGATGTCCAGCTGGATGGTCTGCTCGGCGGTCGTGGTGTCGTAGACACCCTGGCCCCAGCCGTCACCCGGGGCCACGGCGACCGTGCGGTCGGCCGCCGACACTGCGGTGACCTTCCAGTCGGCCGGGGTGCGCACGCCGTAGGACGAGGCCGAGACCCCGGTGATGGCCCGGGCCCACGCAGCCTCATCGACGGATCCGTCGTAGAAGATGGAGGTCATTAGTTAGTTACCCTCGCTTCGAGTCGTTTGATGCCTTTGCGGAGCGATGCAATGTAGGCCGCAAGGTTGTGGTCCGGGTCGCCGGAGATGTCTCCCACGACCGGGGTTGTCTGGTCCCCGACGGACGGGGAGAATTCGAACTGGACCTCGCGCAGGACGTCCGTGCGGGTCACGCCCGCGAGGGCGACGGTGACGCGTTTGCCGACCACCAGGCCGGAGTCCGCGCCGTACTTGAACATCCCGGAGTCGGTGAGCTTGACGGAGATCCCGTTGCGCTCTCCCAGGTCCTTGACGCCCGCGTCGGCTTCCGCCTGGCAGGCGGCGATGACATCGGACTCGGTGGTGCCGGATCCTCCCTGGGCGGCCCTGTAGGACTCGCGCGTGGCCCAGACCGCCACCGAGGCGGTGTCCGTGGCGGACTCCAGCTCGAAGCGGCCCGGGACGCCGGTGGCGTTGTAGGTGGCCCCGGCGTAGACGCGGTTCGCCGTCGGGGCGGCCGAGGAGAATGACCAGTTGGCCACGATCCCGGACTCCTCGTCCAGGACCTCGGGGAAGTCCGTGACCGCGTAGGCGTCGATGACGATGTGCGAGCCGTCATGCACGGCCGTCAGGCCGATGTTGGCGTTGTCCACCTGCGGGTAGATCGCGTTGTAGATCTCCTCGAAGCGGGTCTTGACGTCGATCGTGTCGCCCCGTCCGGAGGAGGAGACGACCGACACGTAGGACAGTCCGCGGTTGGCCACGTTCTGGGAGATCAGGGTCTTGGCCACGGTCTCGGCCGCGCCGGACATCTTCCAGTACAGCTGGGCGTCCGTGGGATCCCCGCCGTTGAGGTGGGGGAAGGTGACGAGGTGGTGCAGGATCGCGAAGTCGGAGTTGAAGGTCGCCGTGACCGATCCGGAGAAGGACGGCCCGGAGCCCTCGGTGAGGTCCAGGATCCCGGTCATGAGCAGCTGGCCGGACTTCCAGATCTTGATCCGGGCGCCGGGGTCGATGAGGGCCCCGGCCGCCGGGTCGGACATGGCCACCGTGATGGCAGCCGTGGAGGTGGCGTTGTGCCGCAGCGTGATGAGCAGCTTCTCCAGCGCCCACACGTCCGCGACCCAGTGCCCGGCGTCCCCGGCGAAGGAGCCTGCCGAGTAAACGCTGATCACATAGGGGTTGTCCATTGCCTCACCACGCCTTGTGGTAGAGCGGGACGAAGGAGTAGCGCACCGAGCCGCCGCCGGCGGCGTTCGCCGTGACGGTCACCAGGTCCCCTGCGGGGAACGGGGCGAAGTTCTTTGTCGTCAGCGAGGACATGACGTTCGACCCGGCCAGGGTCGCCGAGCGCTTGACCGGGTCGGTCTCGATCACGAGCGTCTGGCCGGAGCCGATGGTCACGGTGCCCTCGACCAGGTGGGACCCGTAGCCGACGGAGAAGCCCGTCGCCGGGCCGTCGATGTACCAGGTGGGCCACACCGGTTCGTCGCCATTGTTGCTCAGCGTCATCGAGCCGGTCGTGGACGGGGAAAGCGCCACCGTGTTCGGCGTGCCGGAAGGGATGTAGAAGGGCAGGACCGAGCCGCCGCGGAACTGGCGGTCGACGCGGGTGCCGGTCCAGAACGGCTGCTCGGCCGTCAAGGTGATCCCGTAGTTGGCCCAGCCCTGGGAGGCGGGGTCGTAGTCGAACTGCTGGGTGCCGTCGTCCTTGAAGCGCAGCGTGAGGCGGCGCTCCTCCCCGGAGGGCTGGACGACGGACCACTGCCCGGTCTGGCCGGGGCGCATCGTCTTCCACCAGGCCCGGTCCCGGTCCAGCCAGGCCTGGGAGCTGACGTCATGGAAGATCTGGATGGGCCAGAACACCTCGCGCGGGGTGATGTTGTAGCCGCGCCAGCGGCTGCCGGCCACGGAGGCGTACTGGTCGGCGTAGTGGGTGACCGGTGGCATGGTCAGCCCACGGACCCCGGGCAGCATGACGCTGCCCTGGTCGGGACTCGTGAGCGACCACACACTGCCGTCCCAGCCGTACCAGTGCATCTCCAAGCCCTTCCAGGGATTGGGGGGTGGCCCGGCCGGCGGTGTGGCTACCGCGTAGACAAGAATGGACACGGGGCTCTCCTAGAAGGGTCGGATGTTGTGTACCGCCATGGCGTCCCTGCGCTTGCGCTGCAGGGCTTCCACCGCGGCGTCCGGGTCGGTCGTGATGAGCTGGCCGATGTGGACCGGGGCGTGGTAGGACGTGTTCGACGGGGCGACGGTGGTGCCGCCGTCCGCGAAGGACTGCGCCTTGCTGATCTGGTAGCCGAACATCGAGGCGACCTGCTTGAGGATCGCCACCGAGCGCACGCGCTTGGCCGGGTGGAGCGGGAGGTAGGCCTCCCCCCCGGTCTCGCTTTCCGCCCACACACGTGGCATAATGCCCGGCCGTGCGATCTGGGCGACGTGGTTCTCGATGCCGCCGCTGGCGAAGGACTTGTAGATCGGGGCGAAGCCACGGAGTCCCCTGCCGACGCCGTCCAGGATGGCGCCGATGGCCTCGGAGCCGAAGCGGCCGGTGCCGGAGGCGTCCCCGTTCAGGTCGGACATGGTCCCCCTGTTGATGATGACGTCGATCTGGGCCGTGCGTCGTGCCGCCAGGTCATTCAGTTCTTGCCGGGCCTGGGCGAGGCTGATCTGGTTGTTCAGCGCGAAGATGATGGCGTCGAAGGGGCCAGCGATCCCGTTGTTGATCAGCTCCAGGTTTTCGACCAGGCCGGGAACACCCTTGGCCGCCTTGAGGATGGCCGAGAAGTCGCCCTTGGTCCATTCCTCGTCGGTTACGTCGATCTGGGACCGGATCGCATCCTGGGCCGGTTTCGGCAGGGCCGTGAGCTTGGCCTCCCAGGTGGTGTCCACCCAGTTCTGGACTGCCTTCACCGGGTCCTGGATCGCCAGCATCGCCTGGTCGGGGTTGGCGTCGATGTAGGCCAGCCACTTCTGGCCGTCGAAGTTGCCGTGCAGCAGCGCGACCGTCTGCTGGGCCAGCGTGGTCGCCTGGGTGAGCCCGTCGAAGGTGACCTTCAGGACCCAGTCGGTGCCGAAGACGGCTTGCCACTGGCCCTGGACCCTATCGGCCGACACTCCGGATTCCTTGGCAAGCTCGTCGTAGTCGCCCTTGTGCTGGAGGATGAAGTCGTTGGCCTTCTGGAAGGCCCCCGCCGCGGTGTCGCCCTGCTTGATGGCTGCATCGTAGGCGGCCTTGGCCCCGGCCCAGACATTGTTGACCTCGTCGACAAGCGCCTGGTTGACCTGCAGGACGGCCTTGTTGCCGCTGGCGACGTTCAGGAAGCCGTTCTCGCCGTAGGCCGCTTCGCCGAGCTTCTTCATGTCCTCGGTGACCGGAGTGACCGTGTCCTTGAGATCGTTGAAGCCCTTGACGTAGGCGCCGAGGGTCTCGGCGGCCTGCTCCTTGACATTGGGTCCGAGCAGCAGCGCGAGAGTCTTGCGCATCGCGTCGATTTTGGAGGTGCTGGAGGAGAGGGAGTCCGTCAGTACGGAGCTTACCTGCGCCGCGTCCTGCACCGACTTGTTCGACTTGGCCACCTGCTCGGCAAGGGTTTCCGTGGCCACGGCCGTCGTGTTGGTCCGGATGCCCATGACCTTGAGCGCCTCGGCGGTCTGCTCGGCCTCCGTCTTGCCGGCCTTGAGGCTGCCGTTTTGCTGGGTCAGGATGGTGTTGAAGTCGTCCGCGTTCTTCTTGTTATCCTTGATCTGGTCCGTGAACTGGCCGCCGGCGTACTGGGCTTTGAAGTAGGCGTCCTGGGCCTGGACGAGCACGGTGTTGACCCTCTTCATGGCATCCTCGTTCCCGAGCGCGGCGTTCGTGACGTCCGAGAAGTTGAGCCCCAGCTTCCCCGCGAGGTCGTAGGCACCCGAGGTGACGAGGTTGTGGATCGCGAGCTTGGTCGTGGCCTCGCCGATCTTGGCGCCCAGGACCCCGGCCGCGTCCGCGTCCCGCTGAAGGGCGTCCGCGTACGCGTTGGCGTCAGGGGTTGCGGCCTTCTGCTGGCTGGCGAAGTTGGCAATGCCGCCGATGACCAGGCCGGACAGGGCGGCGAGGAGGAGCCCGACGACCGGGATCGCGATCGTCATGGCTTCCTCCGAGAGCGCCACGGTGGTAGCGAAGATCTTGAGCGCAGCGTTGACGACCGGCAGGACCGCGGCGGAGAACTGGAGCGAGGTGCCTACGGAGAGGATGGCCGTCGCGATGCCGACGATGACCCCGGGCGGCATGGCGGCGATCATCTGGGCCGCTCCGACGGCGACGTCCCCGAGCCACCGGATCACGGGAACCAGCCCGTCGCCGACCTTCTGGAGGCCGCCGGCGAAGGCCGGAATCAGGATCCGGGCCACGTTCTCGATGGCCGGGCCGACGACGTTCACGATGGTCGTGCCGAGTTCCATCAGGTGGGGCAGGAATGGCGAAAGGGCATTATACGCCGTGGTGAAGGTATCCGCAAGGTTTCGGAACAAGTTCCGGAAAAGCGGGCCCACGTCGGAGGCAACCTGGCCCATGAGTTTGCCCATGGTCTCTAGGATCTGCACGATGTAGGCGGCAGAAGGCCGCAGGTCGACGAACATCTGCTTGACCCCGGTCAGGAAGGCCGTGAAGCCTACTCCCAGCTGGGGGCTGGAGAGCACGTCGCCGACATCGGCGATGAACGCCGAGAGCGCCTGGGCCGAGTTCACGAGCACGTTCTTGAAGGTCACCGAGAAGACATCGAACACCGGGCCGAGGCTGCCCAGGGCCTTGAAGAAGATGTCCATGGCCTGTCCTGCGCCCTGGAAGATCGTCCTCATGTTCTGCTGGAAGCGGGCCCCGGCGGTCATGGCGTCGAGCTTGGTGATGGCATCCGAGAGGGAGTGCAGGGTCAGGGCCCCGGCGGCCTGGGCCGCGTTTCCCAGGTTGCCCCAGATCTTGATCAGCTCCACGCCGATGTTCCAGAGGTCCTTGAAGCCCTGGATACCCTCGTCGATCCACCGCTGGAGCGTGCCGTCGGCGGCGATCTTGGTGGTCCAGGCATCGAACTTGTCGGCGAATTCGTTGAAGGCCTTCCCGATTTTGGGGAAGGCGGTCGAGCCGACCACCGTGAGGATGTTGAAGGCATCCATGAATTTCGACAGGCCGGTGTGCGCAACGTCGAAGCCGCGGGACATGTTGTCGAAGAAGACCTTGACCCCGCCCAGTTCGGCGGTGTGGTTGAAGGTGTCCAGGAGGGTGCCGAAGATGCTTCCGAGGGAGCCGGCGAGCTTGCCGAGTCCGGCACCCACTGCCGGCAGGCCGGTGTGGACGAAGCGGAGCATGCCTTCGCTTGCCTGGTCCCAGAAGTTCGACGAGATGGTCTGGCGGATGTCGGCGAAGATCGGCTTGATTTCAGCCGCTGCCTGCCGTCCGGCGGGGGCCAGTTTGGCCATGGCCTTGGTGTCGCCGTTGATGGCTGCACCGAAGTCGTGGAACACGCCGGTCATGATGATCATCACGGACGCGAGTCCGGTGATCAATGCCGGGGCGAGCAGCGCTCCCATGCGGGCCACTTCGCCCACCCCGTTGCCGAGGGAGAAGATGTTGCCGACCAGCGACAGGACCCCGGCGGAGAGCTGGGAGATCCCGGTGACGGCGGCCGCCACGATGGGCAGGTTGCGGTCCAGGGTACCGATGGTCTCGCCGAATTCCTTGGTCCACAGGGTGGCGGCCCGCAGGCCGGTGAGCTTGGCGGCCGCAAGGAAGAGGCTGGCGTCGTTGACCTTGGTGAAGATGTTGACCGTCTGGTTCTTGGTCAGCTCCTTGATCGCCACGAGGGTCGTCAGGTACTCCGCGAACGAGAGGCGGGTCTTGATCTTGAGTTCGTTCTGCTCGGCTTCCTTGATCTTGAGTTCGATCTTGGCCAGCGCCTCGTCCAGCGAAACGGCGTCCAGCTTGGTGTCGATGTGGAAGTCCCCGCCGATGCCCAGCATCTCCCGGATCCTGGCCTTGGCGGCCTGGAGGCTGGCCAGGTTGGCGTCGTAGTCGATCCGGACGGTCAGCTGGTGCAGCTCGTCCTCCAGCTCGGCGCGCTTGAGGATCAGGTCGTTCCGGTTCAGGTTGACCTTGATGTCCACGGCATCGAACTTGGCCAGCTCGGCGTCGACCTCCGCGATCGCCTTGTTCAGCGAGGTCTGGTCGACGTTGTAGTGGATGTCGATGTGGTCGGTGAAGGCCAGCTCCGTCTCAAGCCGTGCCCGTGCCGCCAGCAGGTCCTTCTCGTTCAGCGAGACCTTGACGTCTACCGGCCTGAGCTTGAAAAGCTCGGCGTCGATCTGCCTGATGGCCGCCTCCAGGGAGGCGCGGTTCGGGTCGTACTTGATCTCGACCTTGGCGGCGTCCGCGAGGAGGGCCCTGATCTTGGCCTCGGTCGCCCGAAGGCCGTTGGGGCCGTCCTCGTCAGTCTTGAACTCGATGGGAACTTCGGCCTTCTCGCGGCGAATCTGGTCGATCCTGGCCAGGATCTCCCGGTAGCCCTTCTCGTCCTGGACGTAGTTGATCCTGACGTCCGAGTTGCCCATTGCCTCCTTGAGCAGCTCTAACGCCGCCTGGACCTCTTCCGCGTTGTTGAGGTCTACCTTCAGGTCCACCTGCTGGTGGCGGTTGATGGCCGCCTCCAGCTGCGCCTGGGCGCGGCGGACCGAGTCGTAGTCCAGGCCGACCCGGAGGGTGATGGACTTCCGCTCGATCTCCTCCTTGGCCTTGTCGACGTCGGTCTTGGCCTCGGTAGTGTCGGCCTTGACGTTCAGTTCGACATCGGCACTGAGGTCCTTGGCTTCCTTCTTGAGCTTGGCCTCTGCATCCTTTTTGAATCCTGTGGCGTCGGGCCGCAGCTTGATTGCTACGGCACCGACGAGCTTCAAGTCAGCCACCTGGGAATCCCATCTTTCGGAAGAAATCGAAATTGTCTGCGTATTCCGGCTCCGAGGCCGGGGCATCCTGCCAGGAGGCAGGACCGATTGTGGGAAAGTCGGGCGCTTTGTCTTTCCAGGTGCCGCTGACGGCGGTGTTCGTGTTGATGGCGTTGACCTGCATCGCCCTCAGCCGGCGGTCTATGGTCCAGGTGACCTGGTCGGAGATGGCCGCGCGGCGGGGGTCCATCTCGAATTCCTCGTCCGCGGACGGCGGGTGATCGAAGAGGTAGGCGGCGTTGAAGCGGCTGCCCTCGGGAAGGTTGCGGATCATGACGAGGACGATGGGGATAGAGGAAAAGACCTCGCCAGCAAAGAAGCTGACGAGGTCAAAGTTCCAAAACTCCTTGAGATCCAGGTAGATCTCCTCGCCATACCCGGAGTCGATCAGCTCTCCGAGGGCGATGCTCCCCCCAGGTCGGTTACCTCGGAGTACTGCTGGAAAATGTAGAGCCAGGTGCCAAGGTCTTCCTTGCCTGCCCACTTAGCCAGCGCGGCATGGTCGCCCCTGGTCCGCTCGGCCGCATGCAGGGCGTCCGAGAGGATGGTGATCATCAACTCCGGCTGGTCGACGTCCGTGTCCTCACCGAGCGCCTCGATGCGGGACTGGACGTTCAGCGCCTCGGCCACGGCCTTGCGCTTGGTCTTGGGGAGGCGGAAGAGCGGGTGGAACCCGAGGACCTTCCCGTCCTCGGTTTCGATCTCAAAATCGGGGTACTTGGACGCTGCGCCCTTGCGCAGGTCATCCAGTGAAAGTGCGGACATTCGCGGACTCCTTATAGAGGGGTGTGTATTAGCGGACTGGTGATGTCACCGTTCGGTTACATCGGGGGGCCTGCAGGGCCGGGTCCGCACCGGCCCTGCAGGGGTCTTTCGTATTACGGCGCGGAGAACGTCACCGTGGGGTCGCTCGTGTAACCGGAGCCGCCCGCGGTAATGGTCACGCCGGTCACGACGCCACCGGAAATCACGGCCGTGCCTGCGGCACCCGTTCCGGCGCCGCCGGAGAAGGTGACCGTCGGGGCTGCGGAGTAGCCGGAGCCGCCGGAGGTGATGGTCACGGAGGTGACGGCGTTGGAAGTCCGGACGGCGGTACCCGTGGCGGTGGACAGGATGACCTTCGGCGGCAGCCAGACAATGGCGAAGTCGTTGGTCAGGTAGTTCAGCGGGGTGACCTTGAGGTCCAGCTCCGCCAGGTTCTCCGTGTCAGCGACCGCCAGGTCGCCCGAGCGGATGATGGAGGCCTTCGGGGCGTAGATGCCGGCGGTGGAGCTGCCGTCATAGAAAACCACCAACCAGGCAACCTCGGTCGGGACCGGGTTGGACGGGACCTGGAGGTTTCCGTCGACCACGGAGGCATTCGAGCCGTAATACAGCTTCAATCCCGGGATGTCAAACTGGAGGAGTTTCATCACAAAGGATTCGGTGCGCGGTGCGATCGCGGTCCGGAGGGTGCTGTTCTGCAGGGAGCGCAGGATGGTCTCCGCACCGCCGTCGGAGCTGGCGGCCAGGATGTTGGCCACGGAGGTGTGGCCCACCTCGGTCCAGGATCCGCCGGGGTTGCGGATATCGGTGGGAAGGGCGGTGCCGGAAGGTGCGGTATAGAAGTGGCCTGTGCCGACCTTCAGCACGGCAGTGTTATCAATTGCCATTGGATTTCTCCTCGAAGGGGCTCAGGCCCCAAAAAGAAAGCCCGCCACTAGACATGTGGGGGCTTGAAGCGGTTGTGGATTGTGCTTTGGATTGGGGGTCTGATGAGCACCCGGTAGATCGCCTCGTAGCGGACGGCTCCCTTAGGCAGGGAGGCGTACTGGACCACGCTGGTGGCGGTCTGCCAGTCGGAGACCTTGGCCGGGTGGGTCGAGCCCTGGATGACAGCGATCGAGCCGCAGCCTGGGACTTCCAGCTGCTGCTGCTGCGCGCGGAACAAGGCGTGCCGGCACTGCTCCTGCAGGGCCTCACCGTCCGCGTCACCATCAACGCCGGTGGTCAGCGTGCTGACCATGAGGATGGCCGGCAGCATGAAGCGCTCGTCCTTGCTGTGCAGGGCGATGGTGCCCGAGCGCCGGTCGCGGCGGGACACGATGGCCGGCAGGTCCATGTTCTCCGAGAACGTGGTGTGGACGCGGACGTCCACCCCGGTGAAGTAGTCCTTGAAGATCGTGTGGACCAGGTCATCGACCGAGCCGAACAGGGGGGTGTCGTGTACGTCAGGCATGGGCTACCCTCCGTAACTTCGGATGTTGGCCCGCATGACCTTGTAGAGGATGTGCAGTCCCTTGTGGTGGACCGGATGGGCCAGCTTCTTGCCGAAGGCGTGCGTCTGGGTCCAGCCGAACTCGATGGACATTGCTGAGCGGTCCCCGACGTTCCTCTTGCCGGTATGGTCCTTGCCGCCCGGATCCGGGTCCGTCAGCTCGATCGTGGCGTCCAGCTTGCGCGGGGGCGCTTCCGTGACGTTGATCTTCGCGGCGCCCTCCCTGCGGTGGGCCAGCAGCAGCATGGACGCTTCGCGCCCCATGCCCTCGGCCTTGCCGCGGATGGCTTTCCTGACCTCGGGCAGGTGGGAGACCGTGTCCTCCACCGAGCCTGTGCCGCGCAGCGGCGCCGGGGCGCCCTGCGGTGTCAGCCATTCGATGTCGCCTATTGCCATCTCAGTCCCCGATCTTGTTCCGGGAGCGGATGATGAACTCGACGTGGTCCAGGTTCCGGGACAGGCCGACCGAGTGGTGCGGAGGGGACGCCAGGTCCCACTCCTCGCCGCGGAAGAAGACCTTGGCCCAGGAGTCCACCGGCGCGGTGCGCGTGATGCAGTAGAGCATCTTGATGGAGACCTGGCCGGCGATTTCGGAGTCACCCTGGCGCTGCGCGGTGACGATGACGCGGATCTCTACCGGAGTAGTGGAAGGGATCCGGATCTCGTCGCCGCGGGCGTTAGTCGTGGAGACCTCGGGGTAGATGAGCATGCGTTCCCGGCCCCTGTCGAGCAGGGTCGAGCGCGCCATTACCAGTACCCCAGCGGGAAGGGCTTGTTGTCTCCCCAGTCCAGGGGGGCATAACCGCGGTCGCGCGGACGCAGGTGCGAACGGGCGATGGGCTGGTCGGAGTTGTGCACCTTGAGCGCACGGACGTTGCCCCTGTGGCCGAGGGCCTTGACGATGGTGACCTCCGCGGCCGTCAGCGCACACCCTGCGGTGTACTCGGAAGGCCTTTTCAGCGTGGCCATGTCGCCGCGCTCCATATCGAAGCCGCTCGGGTTCAGGAAGCCGCGGGCGGCCGCCGCCACCGCAATGGTGACGGCGACTGCCGGGGCGGTTACTGCAGTCCACGCGGGCTGCTGGGCGTAGAACCTGACAAGGTTCGAGGCCTCTTCCAAGGTCGCCAGGGCCAGCTCGACGTCGTCAGGTTCGTCAATCGGCTCGCCGATGCGGGCCGCGACCTGGTCAACTGTTGCGAGGGCTGCCATGGCTTATCCTTACGGGGCTGCGACGGTGACGGCCGGGGTGGAGACGTAGCCCGCACCCGCGTTGGTCAGCGCGATGGAGACGACCTGGCCGTTGTGGATGGTCGCGACTGCGGTCGCGGTGGTGCCACCAGAAGGTGCGGCGGCGACCGTGACGGCCGGAGTGGAGGTGTAGCCGTAGCCCTGGGCGGTGACCGCGACAGCGGTAAGGGCACCACCGGAGCGGGTGGCCGTGGCCGTAGCAGTGGCCTTGGCACCCGGGTAGTTGCCGCCGAGCGGGTAAGGCTCGCCCTGGACCTCGGGGCCGGTGATCGGCTGCATGGCGTAG